TACTCTTGATTCTACATTACAAACTTATGATGGCACCTAAATAACACTGTAAAGACTACTATCATGGCAAAGCAAACCCTAGCAATTGGATCGTCGGCAAACGATGGGACTGGTGACAGTCTAAGAGATGGTGCTATAAAATTAAATAGCGTCATAGATGAGTTGTATACCAACCTTGGTAACGATACTACATTACAAATTAATGTTGGCACTCCTGCTGCTGACCAGATTCTAAAATGGAATGGTGCTCAGTTTGCTGAGGGAGATTTCAGTAAGTTTACTGGAGATATAGATGTCAATGGTAATAAAATTATATCAGCATCAAATGGTGACATAACTGTCCAACCAAATGGCACAGGAGATATTAAATTCTGGGGTGGTGGCACAGGATCTGCTTTAACATACATTGACGGTGCTGATGGTAAGTTAAAGTATAGCAATTCCGTTGCTACTACTGGTGATCTTCCAGATTCTGGTACACATGATGGTATGTTTGCTCTTGTAGTTGCTGATAACACAGCAAGAGTTGCAACCAGTGGTGGTTGGAAGAAGATTATAGGCGAAGATCATAGTCTTGGTGATCTTGGCGACGTAGATATGACAGTCGGAGGTGGTCCTTCTACTGGTCAAGGTATTAAGTGGAATGCTGCTACTAGTAAGTGGGAGCCAGGAAACTTTGATGGTGGTGGAGGCGGTGGTGGCACCACTCAAAACTTATTTGAGGGAATTACTGCCGATACTGGATCTACAACTGCATCTGCTCCTACAGATGTATTAACAGTTGCTGGTGGTACTAATATAACTACGGCAATTGCTGGAGACACCTTAACAATTAATATGTCTGGGACATTAGGAGATGCAAACCAGAATGCTTATGGAGTAATTGGGAGTGACTCAGGAAACAAAACCGCAGGTACTACAACTGCTACTATTAACATCCTTGGTGGGACTGGTGTTAGTACTGCTATCAGTGGAGATAATCTCACGATTACAAATGACTCTCCTAATATAGCTCAAGAAGTATATGAAACTATTACAGGTGACTCTGGCACAACAACAGCACAGTTAGCAACATCATCATTAGCAGTCAGTGGTGGTAATGGTATTACAACTGCTGTTACATCAAACACTGTAACTATAACTGCTGAGGTTGCTCTTAGTGGAGCTGCTTCATCAAATGATAATATAATCTTCAATAACAATGGGACATGGGATCCTGTTACATCTCCTACAATAGGATTTAATGTAACTTCTAATGGTAGTGCTGCATATAGATTTGCTGGTGGTGGTGTAGATGCTTCTACAGATGACCCAACAATCTATGTGTATAGAGGATTTACATATAGATTTAATAACGTAACTGGAGCAGGTCACCCATTTGCTCTAAGACAGACATCAGGTGGATCAGCAGTAACAGAAGGTGTAAGTGGATCTGTAAATGGAGTCCAATATTGGACAGTCCCAATGGATTTATCTCCTGGCACAACATATGTTTATCAGTGCACAGCTCATCCAGCAATGGTTGGAAACTTAACGGTAGTCTAATATGACAAGAACAGTCCCTGGTAGCGGTGCATCAATAGTCCCAGTATTCAATAGTATATTTGGGGTAAGGGATGTTTTTGTGCAGAATGGTGGTAGTGGATACGACCCTGCTGATCCTCCTAGGTTAAGGATTGATAACTGTGGCACTCCTATTAGGGATGCTGTGTTAAGAGCAGTTATTGAAGGTGATGCTGGTGAGATTACTGCTGTGGAAGTATTAGATCCTGGTGAAGGATATGATCCTTTACGTCTTCAGATTACTGATGCTGGTGGAGATGGATCTGCTAGAGGTAATATATTCCTTAAAGAAGATGGTGCATTAGATTTTATCCAGATGACTGTACCAGGTGATCAATACTTTGATGCCGAAGCTGAGATTGTAGGTGGTGGTGGATCAGGATCTGAATTGGTGCCCGTCACAGGTTTAATTACTGGTCTTGCTATAGAGCAACAAGGTAGAAACTATACAGAGGAAGACGTAAATATCATCATCAGTGGAGGTGGTGGCCAAGGTGGTACTGGTGTTGCTAATGTCAACCAGTTTGGTGAAGTCTCCAGTGTTACGTTAACCAATCAGGGTGAATTCTTTGAGACTCCACCTCTTATACAAATTATTAAGGGTGGTGGATCAGGTGCATCTGCTGAGGCATTTATAAATCTAGGTCAGATCACTAATATAGATCTAGTCAGAGGTGGTGGTGGATATACTACTCCTCCAGAGATTATCTTTACTAGAGATACTGATCTAATTCGTGAAGCAAGAAATAGACAGTCTCTAAACTCAACTGTATATAATTTAACTGGTCTGACAAGTAATGTATCATCATCTACTGGTACTATACAGGTACAGACAACTGATCCCTATCCTGGTTCAGGTAAGATATTACTTGGTAGAGAGATAGTTAGATATACAGGTAAGACTGCTATATCAAATGGTGATGATTATGATGCTTTTACTGGTTGTGATAGAGGTTTAAACTTCCGTTTTGATCAGAAAGTTATCTTAGATAACTTACAAGATGATCCAAATACAGGGTTGACTGCATATAGTTTCCAAGTAACAGATAAGGTTAGAAGAGTAATTGAATCTTCAAATAACCGAGTTGCCATAGTCTATGACTGGGATCCTGCTGAAAGAGCATTATACTTAACCTTTGAGGTTGATGAGTTAGCATTTATTGATGGTGGTAGATCTAATGAGAAGTCTAAGATCGTAGCATTTGTGGCAGGTACTGCTGGTGCGTCAGGCACAGGTGTTGAGCCACACGTATTATTAGAATCTGAGGGAGATGATATTGTAACTTTCACTGATCCTTTAGGTGCTATCCTCAACAGAAAGTTTGAAGATGATGATGAATTAGATGGTGTTGGTGATGGTATTATTGACTTGGTTAACACTGGTACTGAGTTTGAAAACCAAGTTAATCTAGATGGTGGTATATCCTCGTCTAAATATGGTATAGAGGAAACTCTTGGTGGGCAGAATACCACGCTATTCCAAGCTGGTAATCAGATATATGATGGTAATGCAACTCCTTTAGTTGCTACTATACAATCTGCTGGTGCATTGGGTGACGGAGATACCCACACATCTACTGCTACTATAATATTCGAGTATATCAATGGTACCTTTACTGCCACTGAGAATATACAGGGTGGCACATCTAGTATGACTGGGACTAATACATCTCTTGTAGCAGGTCCATTGATAGGCACCAATGAAAATCTCCACACATTAGAAATTAAAGATTTGACTTCACCTAATGGTACCACTTATCTGTGGACTGATGGGGAGACAATAACGGGACAGACTTCAGGTGCAACGGCCAAGATATTCTCTATTGAATATTCAACAGCCGTCAGAAATGAGGATGAATAACCCACATAAATAAAATTAAGGCAATCATTGTACAATGGCGTTACTTACCGACCAATTTAGAATCTTTACTGCCGAAAGGTTTAGGAAAGCACTTGAAGGACCAGATCCTACGCAGTCTGACCTGTTGGCAGGTAGTGCTAGGGATCGTCTTTATGTGTTCATAGGCAGACCACAACCGTGGGATAACGAGAATGCACCTCCAGACCCAGTAGACTCATTCCAAGAATTTGCGGATGACTATTCGGATATGATCTCTATGAAGAGAGTGTTAGCAAATGACACCATTCAAGTGGTCAGGCGTACCGACTGGATTCCCCCAGAGCAAACCACTGGTGGATTGGGTTACGTTTATGATATGTATCGTCATGATTATTCCTCGACTAAAACCGCATCTTCGGGTGCTACGAAGTTATACGACTCAGATTTCTACGTTGTTAACTCGTCGTATCAAGTATACAAGTGCATTTACAACGGCACATCTCCTTCTGATCCTAACGGTAAACCTTCTACTGTTGAACCTACAGGAACGTCCACTAGTATTATCACAACTGCTGACGGCTACCGTTGGAAGTATATGTACACGATCCCTGTTGGTCAGGTCTTAAAATTCTTCTCTAATGAATACATGCCTGTGTTATCTGATACCGCAGTGGTAGCAGATGCTATTGGTGGAGAGATTGATACTATTATTATCGCTTCCTCAGGTAGTGGTTATAACAATGGTACCTATGAAAACGTGCCTATTAAGGGTGATGGAGTAGGTGGTAGAGTTTCACTTGTTGTGGACGGTGGTCGTATTGCCTCTGCTACTGTTACATCTGGTGGATCTGGATATACTTTTGGTAAGGTTGTGATAGATGAAGTCAACGGTATTGGTGCTGGTACAGGTACTGGTGGTAGCGTTGAAGTTGTCATACCACCATCTAAAGGACATGGTGCTTCTCCAGCAACTGAGTTGGGTGGTTTCCGTGTAATGATTAACACCAAATTTACATATGATGAGGGATCAGGTGACTTCCCAACTGATAACGACTATCGTCGTATCGGTCTAGTTATTAACCCTAACAAGTTTGGCACACAGGAATTAACATCAGACCTGACATTAAGTGCTACTAAAGCTGCAATCTTTGCACCTACGTTTACTGGAAACTTCCAAACTGATGAGATTATAACACAATCTCGTACTGTTGGTGGACAGCAAGTAACAGCAAGAGGACGTGTTATATCATGGAACAGTACCACTAAGGTGCTTAAATATTATCAGAATAGAGTTGACGGTATTTTCCCAGAATTTACTGGTAACCTAATCGAGTTTGAAGGCGGTAACCCAATTGTGGGTGCCACTTCAGGTGCATCTGCTGACCCAGACATCAACTTCCCAATTGTTTCAGGATCCTCAACAAGGGTTATAAACAATGCAGAATATGATCTAGGTATGGCATTCACCAATGGTTATGCTAAAGCAGAAGTTGATCCTAACTCTGGTGACGTTATCTACATAGATAATAGAGGAGCAATCACCCGTGCTGGTGACCAGATAGAAGATATCAAAATCGTAATCGAGTTCTAATTCAATGCCACAGAATACCAATCTAAATATTAGTCCTTATTTTGACGATTTCGATAAGGATAAGAATTTTTACAGAGTCTTATTCCGACCAGGATATCCAATCCAGGCAAGAGAGCTCACGACTATGCAGTCGATCCTCCAGAATCAAATGGAGTCGATTGGACAGCACTTCTTTAAAGAAGGTACAATGGTCATCCCAGGTCAAGTGGGATATGATCTACAAGTACAAGCAGTAGTATTACAACAATCCTTCCTAGGGGTAGACGTTGAAACGTATCGTACCCAGTTAAATGGACAGATTATTGAAGGTATTACAACAGGTATAAAAGCAAAAGTATTATATTCAATCCCTTCTACAGAGTCAACTAAGGGATATGTTACACTGTACGTTAAGTACGTTGAGTCAGGTGATACCGTAAGTGGCACTGGTATCAAGACATTTCAACCCAACGAGCAGTTATTGGCCGAAAATGAAATAACTTTCGGTACTACATTGATTGAGGTTGGATCTCCATTCGCTCAGTTGTTACCAGTAGATTCAACTGCTGTAGCATCAACAGCATATATCAATGCTGGTGTATATTTCATCAGAGGACATTTCGTTGACATTCCATCAAGCTATCTTATACTGGATCAATACAGTAACAACCCTTCATATAGAGTTGGACTTGAGGTCAGCGAGTCAATCGTTACGCCAGAAGATGATCCATCACTTAATGATAATGCAGCTGGGACATCAAACTATTCTGCTCCAGGTGGTCATAGGTTTAGAATTAAAACTACGCTTACGAAAAAACCAATTGCAGATGAGACCGATAAGAATTTTATTGAATTACTGCGTATTAACAACTCAAAGGTTGAGCAATTTGTTACTCACACAGCATATTCAGAGCTTGAAAGGTCAATGGCAAGAAGGACTTTTGAAGAGTCTGGAGATTATGTAATTGATACATTTACCGTTAAAGCAAGAGAGACACTTGATGACGGATTTAATAATGGTGTTTATAGAGTTGGTGAAACATCTCAGAGTGGTAACACATCATCAGATGACCTAGTAACGTTTGAGATCTCTCCAGGTAGAGCATACGTTAAAGGTTATAGGACAGAGTTTTTAGTACCACAATATGTTGATGCTCCTAAACCAAGAGATTTTGAATCAGTACAAAACGCCATCCTAGCATTCCGTCTAGGACAAATGGTTAAAGTTTATGATGTATATGGATGGCCCGAGCTAACTGGTGAAGGTGTTGCACAAGCATATCAAACACTTGAGTTATATGATGATTGGACTTTAAATACTACTAATACTGTTACTGGTAGAAAGATTGGTAGAGCACGTACTGTGCAATTGCAGGAATCTGCTATAACAGGTGTCTGGGAATTGTGGTTATTTGACCCACAGATGTTTACTGCTATCAACTTTGCTGCTGGTAATAACGCAGTATCAGTTGGTGATGTATTAAGAGGACGTACTTCTAGAGCATCAGGTTACGTTGGTGATGCTGGATCAGGTACTAACTGTATGCTAGAGCAAGTCTCTGGTGCCTTCC